TTCTTCGTATCAACCGACCAAGGTGGTAACTTCAGAGTTGGAGACTTCTTCTCCGTTGACCAGTTGACTGGTCGTGCTACATTGGATGCTTCTGCGTTCAACCTTTCTGGTTTGACAGAATTGAGACTTGGTGCGATTGGTGGTCAGGTCGGTGAGGCGATCAACGAGTTCTCCTCTGATGAGTCACTCGCTGGTAACTCAAACACTGCTTGTCCTACTGAATTTGCGGTTAGAGGTTTCTTAACTCGTGCGAAGATGGGTACTAAGGCAATGACACCTCCTGTAGGTACAACTGCTCAAAGACCTGGCGGTGTTGACGAAGAGTTCAACACAGGTTGTTTAAGATTCAACTCAACCATTGGTGCTCTTGAGTACTATAACGGTTCACTATGGATTCAGCCAGGTGTTCAAGAATACAGTACAGTTAGTTCCAGTTTCAGTGCTGCATCTGGACTTGTATACTTCGTTAACACTGGTGGTGGACAGGTTACTGCAACACTCCCTGCATCTCCTGACTTAGGTGCAACAATTACATTCTATGATGTTGGTAAGACATTTGATTCAAACAACTTGATTGTTTCTAGAAATGGTAGACCAATTCAAGGTGACAATGCTAACTTAACAGTTAACACTGAAGGTGCTGCATTTAGTCTTTGCTATTCTGGTTCAACATACGGTTGGAGAATCTTCTCCATCTAATTTGAGATCCTTTACATAATGATATTTTTACAACGCAAATTTTAGGATCATAAATGGCCTCATATAGATCATACAGAAAAATACATTCAGACCAGATTAACTCAGGGAACATTCACCCTGATAAGTTAGAAGCTGGTGTGGCTCCACGATATTGCGTGAAGATGTTCTACGGCCATCCATGCTATTGTACGCCTGGATGTTGTTGCCTCTGGACAGTTCCATCAGGTGTAGAGAAACTAACATTTGAATTATGGGGTGCAGGCGGTAATGGACACGGACATTGTTCATGTAATAGATGTCAACACTATCAATCAGCTTCTGGAGGAACATATAATACTAAAACAATCAGCACAACGGCTGGTTGTCAGTATCGTGTATGTGCTGGTGGAGTTTATCGTTGTTGTTCAAGAGAGTGTAATGGATGTCAAGGATGTTCTTCATACGTTAACGGTCACAACTTAAGTAACTTCTGTGCTCAAGGTGGTGCAAGAGGTTGTGCAAACCCAGACTGGTCTAGAAGATGTACATCTAGACACTTCTGCTGTGTATCGCCTGGAACATGGGGTGGAGATTTTGCAATGTCTCCTCACCAAAAGGGTTGGTCAGGTCACTGGAACTGTCACTGTACTGGTGCGGTTGCAAGTGGAGAATCATCAGGTGCTCCATTCTTATCAACAAACCAAGTTGAAACTCAAATGGAACAGTGTTGGTCACGTTGCGGTTGTTGGACTGCTCCTTATGCAACTGGTGGCCAAGGTGCTATGACTACATACTGTGGTCGTTGTTGCGGACAGGGCGGTCAAGGCGGCTCTGGTGTCGTACGAATTACTTACGTCTAGGATAGTAAATGGCTAATTATTCATCATACAAAAAGATACATGGAGATCAACTATTATCGAATGTCTTATCGGCATCGAGTTTTAGTCAATCACCTAACTGTACCTACGGCGTAAAGTGGGTTTATGGTATCATGTGTCGTTGTTCGCCTGGTTGCTGTTGCAACTGGACAGTGCCTTCTGGAGTCCAGAATATGTGGATTCAGGCTTGGGGTGCTGGTGGAAACGGTACTGGTGCATGTTCATGTAACAGATGTCAACACTATTCAAGTGCTGGTGGAGGATATTATAACTCCAAAATGATTACAACCAACGGTGGTTGTCAGTATCGTGTATGTGCTGCTGGAGTTTACAGATGTCTATCTAGAGAATGTTATGGTTGTATAGGTTGTTCATCTTATGTGAACGGATATAACCTATCAAACTTCTGTGCTATCGGTGGATGTAGAGCAAACGCTAACCCAAGTTGGTCAACTGGTTGTACATCTGTCAATACCTGTTGTAGAGGTCCTTCAACAAACGGTGGAGACTTCGGAATGGGTGATCACGCTGGTGTATGGAACGTATCAAGACACGATACTTACCGAGGTTGGTGTCACTGTTATCACTACGGTCACAGACCCGCTTCTGCACCTCTAATTGGTACTCAAGTATCACAGTCTATCCGAAATTGCTGGATTCGTTGTGGTTGCTGGATCGTTCCCTATGGCCACGGTGGACAGAACGCAATGACTACATATTGTGGTAGATGTTGCGGACAAGGCGGTACTGGCGGTGGCGGTCTCGTCAAAATTACATACTTCTAAGGGAAAGAAATGGCTTCTTATTCAAGTTATAAAAAGATTGATAACTCTCAGATCACGGATACGACTATCCCTAGCTCTGCGGTTCAATCTGGTACATTCTCAAACTGGTGTGTAAAATGGGTGTATGGTCATCCATGTTATTGTACACCTGGCTGCTGTTGCAGATGGACAGTTCCTAGTGGAGTGACAAGAATCACTTGGGAAATCTGGGGTGCTGGAGGAAATGGACATGGTGCATGTTCATGTAACAGATGTCAAAACTGGCACGGTGCTGGTGGTGGATACTACAATACAAAAACTATTTCGACTACTGGTGGTTGTGCGTACACTGTATGTGCTGGTGGTGTTTACCGTTGTTGTTCTAGAGAGTGTACAGGGTGTTGCGGATGCAACTCTTATGTAAATGGATATAACCTCTCAGGATTCTGTGCCTTAGGTGGTGTTAGAGGTTGTGCAACTGGTGACTGGTCTGCAAACTGTTATTCATCATTCCATACTTGTTGTATGCAACCTGGCGCTCACGGAGGAGACTTCGGAATGGGCAACCACGGTGGTAACTCATACAGACCTGATGGTTGGAACTGTCACTGCTACTATAACGAGGGTAGACCAACAGGTGCTCCATTCATCGGAACTCTTGGTGTTTCCTACGGACAAAGACAGTGCTGGATGCGTTGTGGTTGTTGGACTGTTCCATACGGACATGGTGGACAAGGTGCAAACAGTAACTACTGTGGAAGATGTTGTGGACAAGGCGGACAAGGTGGATCTGGGCTTGTCAAAATCACTTACGTCTAAACCGAATAAGAAAATTGATCAAAAGAGGGTTATAGACCCTCTTTTTTTATAAATAGTGCCGAAGGAGAAAACCCGAAGAAATCCACAATGGCAACAAAAATTATTTCACATGGATGGCAACTAAAGTTGCCGAACGACTTTCTAACAGATCATTCATTCTCTGATGGAAAGCAAAGAGACCAAACTTATGATGGTCCAGACAAAATCTTTCTACAAATTAATGCAGAAGGTAAAGAAGTATATGGTCCTCTAACAGAGGATGATATCGCAGATGGTCGTCCAAAACCACTAGACGTTGTACAGTGGTATGAAGTAGACTGTGCTAGATCCGATTTACACACACTTATTTGCCAACTCAGAGGTCCAGTTATCAACGAGAAGGAAGAAGATAGAGGTGCTGGAACTGATGTATTCCATGCTGGATCTCCAGACATGACTGCTGATGGATATGAAAGATTCTCATATTCTTCAACACTATTCCCAGATGACATTTACAACTTTGAGTCTATCGTAGTTGCAAACGCTGGTACTGCTGGTCCTGATGACATTTCAATTCAAGCATTTACTCCTAGAGAAAAGATGAATGGTGTTGACTATGACAAAACTTGGGATCACGTTAGAGATCATAGAAATAATGTTCTTGCTAATAGTGATGGTCAAATTGCAGAAGATATGCCTGATGCACTTAAAACAAAGTGGAAAAATTATCGTCAACAGTTAAGAGATCTTCCAGCCAAAATGCAAGCTGCTGGAGTTCATCCTAACTTTGCTGACATGATGTTCCCAATGGAACCAGAATTCACAAATCCACCAGATGGTCCCGCAGATGAAACTGTAACAGTTGAATCATGGAAGCCACCATCTTCAATGTAAAATAAACTTTTATATATAAGTTAATTCGAGATCCTCTTATGAGGATCTTTTTTATTGTCTGGGGTTATGTTTGAGGTACACAATCAAGATCCTGTGATACACAGGGTTTATGATCATTCTAGATTTAACGATGCTGGATTTCTTTGGAGAAAAGTTTTTGTAGTAGATGATTTTTACAAATATCCAGATCAAGTAAGAGATTACGCTCTATCCTGTAAGAGGTCAAAAGATAAAGAAGTTTGTGGTGGTTTAATAGGATCAAGAGTCATGGAAGATAATCAAGAGATGATTGATAATCTTCGACCAGTGTTTAGTAAACTCTGCCAACATGAAGAGTGGACAAACTTAGAGTACGGTGATGGCATGTTCAATTATCTGTGGGATAATATGAAATTCATGGTCAACCACACGACACATGATGATATAAATGAAAGATTCAGTAAAACTATTTTTTGCAATACTCACCATAAAGATAACATCGATACCAAGTGGGCCGCATTGGTTTATCTGAACACGCCAGAAGAGTGTGATGGTGGTACAGACTTCTATAAATTCATAGAAGATCATCCATATAATGATGGATACAACATTAAAAAAGATATAAAGTTGACTATGGAGATGAAATATAATAGAATGGTGTTATATGAAGCACGTCATACTCATGGAGCTACCTTAAACAGGTCTATGTTTAAGGAATATCCTAGACTGGCACAGGTGTTTTTTATGTGACTATATACTATAGGAATTATGAAAACTATGAGATCGAAGGCGTTTTTTATCAATGGTGGAGCGGGTAGAGTTATAAGTTCAATCCCTGCATTTGAAAAATATGCAGAGAACAATGAAGACTTTATTATCGTATGTGAAGGTGGAACTGATTTCTTCAAGGGACACCCAACATTAGATGATAAGGTTTATGACCACTGGCACAAAAATCTTTTTCAAGAACACATCAAAGACAGAGACTGCGAGAGTCCAGAACCATACAGAGTATGGGACTATTACAATCAGAAGTGCAGTTTAGCACAAGCATATGATATTGCAATCAATGGTTTAGATGAACCTAGAGAATTACCGAAACCAACAATTAATCTCAACAAAATGGAGATTATTGCTGGATATAATATTGTTGAAGAAATAAAAGCAACAACTAAAAAAGACAAGGTTATTGTAGTTCAACCATTTGGAAGATCTGTTGAACAGATGGGAGAGTTTATTGCAGACCCAACTTCAAGAAGTTTCTCTCTCATAGGAGCTATCGATATTATTAATCAACTCAAAAAAGATTATGCGGTAATCGTAATGAGTGAACATCATTTTGCTACTGAGGAAAATGAAGAAAAGTATCCCATCGCTAGACCACAGATAAGTGATATGAGAGTATGGGCTGCAGTTATTGAGATTGCAGATCATTTCTTAGGATGTGATAGCATGGGTCAACACATCGCAAGATCATTTGATAAAACTGCAACTGTAGTTGTTGGATCTACATATCCAGAAAACATAAGTTATCCAGGCCACAAAGATTTTGATATTTTTGATGTTGGTAATGGTAGGAGAGAATATGCTCCAATCAGGATTACAATGGATGAAAGAGTTGATCGTTTCAATGATGAAGCGATGGAGTTAAGTAAAAAACAAATTGATGAAATTGTTGCATCTTGCAGAAAGAGACTAGGTAAACCAAAAACATATACTGGTACTTTTGTTCCTCCACAACAACAGCAAGGACAATCTTGTTCACCAAATCAACAACCAGCAATTGCATCACCAATGCAATCTATGAGTCCACCTAGCACTCCTAGCAACCAGAACTTCAGTTCGTCTTGGACTCCAACAGGATCAAATGTTCCTAGTATGACAGGAGCTCCGAAACCTACATTTAGTTTAGATACACCATCACCTAAGAAAAAACCAAAAAATAAAAAAGGTTTCCAATCTGAAATTAAGAATCTTTTAAAATCAGATAAAGATAAAGACAACTCAATTACTATAGAAAAGAAAACTATTTAATATGACACAGTGGATTGCAGCAATCGCCAGAGGACATAACTCTGGTGTTTGTTTACTTAAAGATGGAGAGATGGTCTTTTCGATTGAAGAAGAAAGATTATCTAGGAAAAAATATGATGGAGGTCCTTTGGCATCCATGATCAAGATATTGGACTATACCGATAGACTTGATTATCTTGTTGTTGCACATACGCAACCACTAGATCAGGCTGGATCAAATGATTTTACAGGTGAACCTATTTACATTGCTCTTGCAAGAAAACTAGGTTTGATTGATCGTAAAGCAGATATTTACAAACATCCACAAGTAGTAGATTATAGTCATATTCATCATAAACTTCATTCATCTTGTGCCTTCTTTAGATCGGGATTTGAGACTGCGGTATCTGTCATCGTAGATGGTGCTGGAACATTCATCCCTATGGAGATTGATAGAGAACAAGAAATGACATGGGAGTTGGAAACTATTATTCAGTGTGCATATCCAGATAATTTTAAGACATTATATAAACACCAAGGCGGTAGAGGTCCTTGGGGTGCAGTAAGAATTGAAAAGTTTGTTTCTGATAGAGAAGGGGAAGAGGGGACACATGAATTAATATTAGATGACTCTGCTGGTATCGTAAAAGCCTATGAAGCAGTAACACAGTATTGTGGTTGGGCTCCTATTGAAGCTGGTAAGACTATGGGACTATTTCCATACGGAAAAGAGAATAGTGAGATTCCAGACATCTATACAAACTATGACGGTAGAAGTGATTGGGCTACCACTAACAGAGACCTTATTGTACCCACCTATCCAAATGGTGCAATCGTAAACAAAGGTAGATTCTTAGAACTAAGAGAACCTATGGATACGAGTGGTGTTAAAGATCTGACTCAGTTAGATAATCGTAGAGATTTAGCATATGCAATCCAAACAGAATCACAATCTATGGTATTGGACTTGATTCGCAAAGCAGTCAAGATGAGTGGAGAAAAAAATGTTGTTCTTTCTGGTGGATATGGGTTGAATTGTGTTGCAAACTATTGGTATCTTGAACAGTTAAAAGATGAGGGTATCAATCTATTCGTAGAACCAGTAAGTAATGATGCTGGAACAGCTATTGGTGCTGCATACTGGCACTATCAGAAAGTAAGTAAGAATATGAAAGTTCATCCACCCATGACAGATCTATATTATGGACCTGTACATGAATACGATACAGAATATATTACAGATCTTGCTAATTATTATGATGCAACTAGAATATTTGAGGCTACTCATGAAGATGCAGTTGATTTAATTTCTAAGAAGAATATTGTTGCAATGTTCCAAGGTAAGTCAGAATCAGGGCCTCGTGCATTGGGTAATAGATCTATCATGTATGATCCAAGAGATCCAAAAGGAAAGGATCATGTGAATACTGTAAAACGTCGTGAATATTTCAGACCTTTTGCTGGATCAATATTGAAAGAATATGTACATGATTGGTTCGATCTTCGTGGTATGGATGATACTCCATTTATGATGTATGCTGTAAGATGTCAGGAAGGAATCAAAGAGAAGATTCCAGCAATCATTCACGTTGATGATACATGTAGAATTCAAACAGTTACGGAAGATGTCAACCCTCACTATTATAATTTAATTAAGGCTTGGTATGATAAGACAGGATGCCCTATTATCTTCAATACATCCTTCAACTTAGGCGGAGAACCTCTTGTAGAGACTCTAGACGACGCTCTGAGGACTCTTGCAAATAGTTTGATAGAATACCTCTATTTGCCTGAGTACGGTCTTATGATCGAAATAAAGAACTAATGAAAAGAATTAAAAGATTAGTTATCGTTGGTGGAGGAACTGCTGGGTGGATTACTGCATCTTGGTTTGCTCGTAGATGGGCAAACGTAATGGATGTGGTTGTAATTGATAAGTCAGAGCCTGAGAGAGTGGGTGTAGGTGAGGCAACTCTTTTAAGTTTCCCAAATGTGATGAAGATGATGGGATACAAAACTACAGATTGGATAAAAGAAATAGATGCAACATTAAAATCTGGAATATTGTTTCCAGGCTGGGGTGAAGAAGATCAAACAATATGGCATCCATTCTCATTCACGAGTGTGGGAGATTCTAAAACACCATTGTATGATATATGGTCATCTTACCAAGATGAGTATGATATAAAAAAAATATCTCCAATGTATGTTTCTTCTATGGCTAATAGAATTGAAAATGAATACACACATGATTCTTATGCTTTCCAAATTGACTGTGGTAAATTAGTACAGTTCTTACAGAAAAATACAATACCTTATCTTAAAGAATATATTCAATCTGATGTGGTAGATATCCACAGAGATGGTAATGCTGATGATATAACAAGATCAAATATAAAAGAACTAGTGTTAGATGATGGATCAAGAATCACTGGCGATCTATTCATAGATTGCACAGGTTGGAAACAGATGCTCATAGGACAAAGGAATGTTGATTGTAGTGATAGATTGTTTATAAATTCCGCCTTGGCTGCAAAAGTAGAGTATAAAGACATTAGTGAACAACATCCATATACTGCCTGTCCAGCACAAGAACATGGTTGGATATGGAAGATTCCTACCAGATCTAGAATAGGAACAGGATATTGTTTTAACAAAGATATAAATGATCCAGATGAAGTTGCACAGGCATTTTCTGATCATTGGGACGGCAGAATAAAACCAGAAGATATGAGATTGTTAGATTGGAAACCTCAATATTCTAAGAGTTTTTGGGATGGTAATGTAATTCCTATTGGTCTTTCTGCTGGATTTATTGAACCTTTAGAAAGTACAGGTTTAGCACTTATGATCAGAGGTATAGAGTATCTTGACGAATCAATTTATGGATGTTGTTATAATCGTGAGGTAGATCCACCTTTCTATAATGCTAAGATGAGATCTAGTTTTGAAACAGCTGTTGATTATGTTAGTATGCACTATTCATACTGTAGAAGGAAAGGTAAGTTTTGGGATTTCGTAAGATCTAAATACAGAAAAACTCCCTCTCAACTTTACTACGAGGAGATGATTCAAGATCCAACAAGACAAACACTTCAAAATGGCAAGGTGGGATCTTTCTTTGATGGTAGTAATTGGCAAGTTTGGTTAATGCAACTGATGACTGGTAAAATTAATTCAAAAGAATACTGGAAGAAAGATGAGAGTTGTCTTCCTAGATTTAAAAATTTTGTAAATAATACTTTGCCAGCAAATAGAGTAAATTCTATTCCTCATGATGAATACCTCTCACATATATACGCACTCAAATGAACAGAATCGTATGGTGTAACGGAACATTTGATATCCTACACCCAGGCCACATAGAATTATTCAAAGTTGGGAAATCTTTGGGAGATAAACTCATAGTTGCAACAGATACAGATGAAAAGATACGTCAAGATAAAGGTGCGTCTAAGCCCATCAACAATCTTTGTGACAGAATTTCGATGTTACAAGCGATAAAATATATTGACGAAGTATTTTACTTCAATGACAGAAAAGAATTAGAGGGGTTGATAGAATTGTATTCACCTGATATACTATTACTGGGTGATGATTGGAAAGGAGGAGATATCGTTGGCATACAATATGCTAAAGAAGTCAGATTTCTTCCAAGATTAAATTATTCAACAACTCACATCATAGATAAGATCCGTGCCTAACGTAATTGTTATAGGAGATAAGTGTACAGATAAGTATATCTTCGGTGAGACCACCAGGCTCAGTCCAGAACAACCAGTTCCTGTCCTAGATCAAACTACAATAGAAGAAAGGCCTGGTATGGCTGCTAATGTTGAAGTCAATCTCAAAGCATTTGGTGTTAACACTCTTCTACTCTCTCAAAGAGAACAAATAACAAAAACTAGATTCATAGATACCAATAGTGGTTATCAGTTGATGCGTTTGGATGAAACTCCACAAGTGGGTAGAATTGCAAATGCTGAACTAAAAATGGGATTGATGCACATGAATCCTGATGCTGTTGTTATTTCTGATTATGACAAAGGATACATCAGTGATGATGACCTATGGCACATATGTCACAATATCAACAGACCAATATTCGTAGACACTAAGAAGCGTAAACTTTTTCAAAAAGATAATGTATTCTGGAAAATAAACAAAAAAGAATATGATCTCTTAGATAAAAGTCACATACCTAATGAAACTCATCTTATAGTTACTTTAGGGTCTGGTGGTGCAACATGGGCTGGTATGAAATTTCTACCACAAGTAGTTAAAGTATTTGATGTGTGTGGCGCTGGAGACACTTTTATGGCGGCTCTAGTCTATGAATTTTTAAAAACCCAAAACATGCAGAAGTCTATTGATTTAGCAAATAGAGCTGCTGCAATTTCAGTAACACATCCTGGCGCTTATTACTTAAATCGGGATGATATAGAATCACTATACGGAGCAAGAAATGGACAAGATAGCGGTAAGCAAAGCGGACTTGATGCACCTGAGATTACAAGCTTGGCTGAGAGAACATACATGTGAAGACATAGCATATTTGGGAGAGTCAAAAGATAAAGATGGCGAGATGAAACATCTATATCGTATTGGAGAACATGAAGTATTTCATGATATGATTCATGAATTAGAGATGGAAGAAGTTGAAGATGATGAAGAGTGATAGAATATATTTTTAGAGTAAAGGGATCTGATATTTTCTACACGCCAGAAACAAGTGGAGGTGGAGATCATTTCTTTCCAGAATATTTGGATTTAGTCATTGAATATTATGGTAGAGTTCATCACATCATGGAGTGGTGTAGTGGGCCTGGATTCATAGGTTATGGAATGATGGCTTGTAATATATGTGATCGTCTTACATTGTTAGATAAATTCAAACCAGCGATAGACGTAGCAAAGAAGACTGCTGAGAATTCTTTTATCAAAATTATAGACATGTCGGACACAGAAAAAGTATATCATAGAAGAGTCTTTCCTCGTACAGAAATATATCACTCAGATAATTGTTCAGTATTACCAGAAGATGAAAAGATAGATTTAGTTGTAGGTAATCCTCCTCATTTTGAAAATAAAGAAGATGCAATAAAAGCCTTAAGTACTATGGGTAGTCCTATTTTTAATGATCACTTATCAGAAATTTTATTAGATCCAAAATGGGATGCTCATAGAGATATGTTTAATCAACTATCGACAAGATTAAGTGATGGTGGTAGAATATGTTTACAACTCCACTCAGGTGGATCTAATGTAGATACATTCAAACCAATGGTTGAAGAAGCTGGACTTAGAATCACTGCCAAAATAGAAAGTATCCAATACCAAGACATTTATTATATGGAAGTTCAAAAATGAGATACTGTGTTGATATTGATGGAACTATTTGTAGTCCTACTGTGGGTAGAGATTACTCCAAGGCAATGCCATGGTGGGATCGGATTGCTGTCATAAATAAGTTGTATGATGAAGGTCATTATATCACTTACTTTACCGCAAGAGGTATGGGTCGATTTGG